CCAGTTGATGAGGTCGATGACGGTGTTCACCGCCCCTTTCACGATGCCCACGATGCCGTCCCACACGCCGCCGAAGATGTCCTTCACGCCGTTCCAGGCCTTCTGCCAGTTCCCCGTGAACACGCCGCTCACGAATTCGCACAGCCCCTCCAGCACCCGCAGCACCCCGCCCAGCAGGTCGGACGCCGCCGCCAGCAAAGTGCCAAATGTATCTATAATGCGGCCAAGCGCAGCTTCGATTAAAGGGCCCACAATATCCGCTATCTTTTGAGCGGTAGGCAGAAGTTTTTCGTTCCAAAGAACGGTAATTAACTCTCCCAAAGCCCCCAGTGTCTGGTATATCTGATCCCACAGGGGCTTGAGGTGTGCACTCCACAACCAGTCGAGCTGATCCATAATTTTTTCCAGCACCGGCCCCACAACCTTTTCGTAGACAGATTTCCACACCTCTCCCAGTTTATTTGTGGCTGTGCGCCAGCCCTCCATAACAGGGCCTCCGTATTCTTCCCATGCGGCAGAGATCCCGTCAAGTGCATCAACAGCAGATTCTTCGGCAAGTTCAAATGCTGGTCCCACGATATCCTGTACTAAGTTTTCAATTGTCCAACAGGCAGTTTGAAAATTTGTTGCGAAATTCTCAATTCCTGCAGCCGCCACATCGGAAAAAACAGGTGCGAACGTGGTGTTGAATGCATTGACGATATCCGGCACAAAGTCCTGAACAACATACCGCGCCAGAGGAGACAGCGTTTTTTTCCAGAGACTTGTGGCTTCATCTCGTATTGTGGTAAGGGCGTCCGTTACAGGCCGTTTCAGCCTCACAAAAGCGTCAGCCCACGCCTGCAGAGACGGTGCAAAGATCCGGTTGAGTTTTTGTATCCAAGTCTGAATTGCTACCAACGAAGCCGGCAGCTCGTCCGCTTCTGTGGTTACAGTGTCCAGCGCACCGCCAATATTGTTTCCGCTTCCGGCCCCACCAGAACTTCCAGAGCCGCCTCCGGCCGAACCGGTATCCTGCTGCACCACATTCAGCTCATCGATGCCCAGGGTGGCACTCTTTGCCGCTTTGCCGGCGGCTGTTGCAGCATCGGCCAGGGCCTGCTCATTGTCGGCTGCATCGGCCGCGCTGGCAGCAATACCCGAATTGGCATCGGCCATCGCGCCGGCGCTCTTGATCTGGGTGTTTTTGCCGCCGAACAGGGCGCTTATCACCGTGTTGAAGGTGTTGGCCATGTTGATGAGCGCGGCCACGATGGTGTTCAGCATCTTCACCACCGGCAGCAGTACGGTGGTAAGCGTCTGTCCGATCACGCTCATGAACTCCTGCCACTGCATGGACAGGATGCGAACCTGATTGGCCCAGTTGTTCTGTGTGCGGGCAAAATCTCCTGCAGCCAATTTCAGCGAATCCACGACGAAGCTGTACTGCAGCGCCACTTTTTCGGCCTGGCTCATGGCCTGGATGTTGCTGTTCATGCCGTGTGTCATGGCGTACTGCTGCAAATTGGCCTGCGTCATGACGACACCCAGATCCTTCAGCGCCTCGGTCTCCCCGGTGAAGATGCTGCGCAGCTTATAGGCCGCATCCTCTTGGCTGATATTGAAAAAGTTGGCCACATCGCCGGACAGGCCGGTCAACGCGATGGCCATATCGCTGGCGGCATCAGGCACCACTCCCATACCGCGAGCCATCGCCATGTAGGTGCTGCCGGTTTTTTTCGCCGCCAGCTCGCTCATGCCGAAGCTGGTGATGGCCGTATCGGCGAACTCCTCCATTTTGTAGGCCATGCCGTCGAAAGAGGTATCCACCACGTTCTGGACTTCCGCCACATCGCTGCCCAGCTCAATGCAGGCAGCGCCGAATTGCGCTATCTGATATACCGAAAACGCACCGGCAATAACGCCCATCAGCTTTCCGGCAACTGCATTCAAACCACCCAGCGATCCTACAACAGATTGTGTAGCCCCGCCCATGTTTTTACGGATTGCATCGCCGGATTTTTTTGAACTTTTGCTTGTAGTACGCTCGATTTCGCTCCATGCCTTTTTCAGAGCTTCCGATTGGCTCATTCCAGCCTTGCGATATTCGGCTGCCAACTTCATGGCCGTCTTTCTGGCACTATCCTCTACCGCTTTGGAATCTTTCTCTATACCGCTATTATCCAGCGCCGTGCTGATTGTTACTTTTCCGTCTGCCAATGATTTCACCTCACTCCCCCAGCAGTTTTTTCAGCCGCTCCTGTTCGGCCAGCTCCTCGGCCGTGTACCGCGGCCTGAGCGTTACGCGGGCGCGGTTTTGCCGGTAATATTCCTGCTCCCACTTCTCCAGCTTTTTGCCCCGGCGCAGCTTGTCGCGGATGGATACCACCGTGGAGAACTGGCCCTCACCGATGGCGCCGAACCAGGCCAGGAAGGTCCACCAGTGGCAGAACGGCAGGGCGCGCACCTCGCACCCTGCCACCTTGTTGATGCCCGAAACGATCATATCCCAATCCTGTTCCCAGTCGAACAGCTTCGGCCCCGGCGGGCCGGAATCCTCCACGCCGCCGGCAATGAAGAGCATCATCTGGCGGGCAGCATCCTGCTGCAGGTCGGGTGGGATCGCCTTGAAATCCGCATAGAAGAGATGCAGGGCCACATACAGCCGCACTCGCTCGTCCTCGTCCGGATCGGATAGCCGCTGGATGATATCCAAGATATCGCGGTAATCGGCGTGGATGCGATACTCGCGTTCGCCCAGCTTCACCGCGTGGGGCAGCTGCCAGCCGATCACTTCTGGCGGCGCTTGCCGGCGCGCCGCTGCTGCCGGTTGGCGCGGGCGGCAGCCACGGCGGCGTTTGCTTTGTTGTCGTAGAACTTCTGCGTGCCCCGCTCGATGATGGGATACAGTGCGGCCATCAGGTTGGTGACGACGCGCTCACCGTTGCCGGCCACCGCCATCAGGCTCACGCCGCCCAGGATGGAATCAAAGCTGTTTCCGGCGAAAACCTCATCCAGCAGCGCCTTGGTCTTGGCGTCAGCCTCGGCTATCAGGCGCAGGGCCTCTTTGCCGTTGTTCTCATCGCGAGGGATCTGCTGCGCCTTGTCCACCAGCTCCTGCTCCACGGCCTCTACCTTCGGGATCGCCTCCATGAAGCGCTGGTACACGTTGGGATCACTGGGGTTGAACCGCAGCACTCCTTCGCCGATCTGAAATTCACGGACACCGATGTCCACATTCAGCTTCTGCATTGCCATTCTCCTTTCTTACGTGCCCGCCTCGGTGGAGAAAGTGTTGGTGCTGGGGTCGAAGAAGCCCGCCACCGGCGCCCCTTTGTAATGCAGGGTGAAGGGGATCTGGTAGCCGGTGGCGTCGCCGCCGTAGCTGCTCACCTCGATCACCGCGTCGTCCTTCACGGCGGGGAAGCCGTTGGTCTGCTTCTCCTCCCACATGTGTACCTCGATGACAGTGGTGTTGCAGTCGTCCAGCACCAGGCCCCCGTCCACGATCGCCTGCAGGCGGGCAAACAGCGGGTCGCCCTTTTCGGCATAGTAGGGCTCCACGCTGCCGCTCTTTTCATAGCTGGCCAGCAGCACGCTGGTCTCGCCCAGGATGTTCTTGGTCTTCTGCACATCGGCGCTCATCTCGGGGGAATATTCCTCCAGATCCTTGCCGATGCGCACATAGTTGGGTTCGCCCTCCTCCAGCGCGGCAGGAAGCGCCGCGTCAATGTAGTGAGCCATGTATTTGCGTTCGATCTTCGCCATTATCAAATCACCTCATATTTCACTTTGAATTCAGCTGAAAGCTGCACGATGTATCGGGCTACGCCCTCGATAGCGGTATCAATCAGCGCGCCGTTCTGGGCCTTGATGGTCTCGCCCCGCTGATCGATGTTGCCGAAGGTGGGGGCGGCGTGCGCCACGCTCTGGGCCTGCACCCAGCGCTGGAAATCCAGTACCCATCCGGCGTTGTAGGCCGATGCGATATCGTCCCCGGGGGATTTTTCCAGCGCCAGATACAGGCCGAAATTGTACTGGTTCTGAGCCGTGATATTGCCCAGGATGTCCTCGGTGCGATTGATCTCCACCAGGCCGGCCGGCATCAGGCTGGCGGCGCCGGGAATTTCATCGATGTAATCCACCAGCATGTTACCCAGGATATCGTAGCCCGGGTAGGTGGCCAGCCAGGCCCGCAGGCGCTCCAGGTCCGTGTCTTTGTCCATCTCATTTTTCCTTTCTGCGGATGTAGCGTTGCACGTCGGCCGCCATCGCCGGGCCTTCGGCAGCCGACAGCGCCCGGTCCCAGTAGGGACCCGCCTTGGGATTTTTGGTGTGGGTATAGACCAGCGGAGTATTCACAACGTGCTTGGTTTCGCCCTTGCGCGCCCAGGGGCTGCCGGTAACGTCCGACACCATCAGCTTGCCGTGATACAGAAAGCGCGCCGAGGGCGTGTTGGTGATGATGAGCGGCCGGCGCACGTTGGTCTGCGCGATGGTGACCTTGATGGTCATACCGGATTCATAGGGCATGTATTTCAAAATACGCCGCAGCACATTCTGGGTGTGAAAGGTCTGTATGTCGCCGCCGGGGTCCACGCCCTTGGCGCGCAAAATCTCTTTTCGGCTGCGCATCTCCAGCACCGCCGTGACATTTTTGGCACGCCAGACCTTCTTTTTGCTCATCCGCCCGCCTCCACATGGCACACGGCGCCGTCCCAGAGCTTCACGTCGATATCCGATACCACAACAAGACCCGGCGTGGTGGCCGGCACAAAGGAGCTCCACGCCTTGCGGTCGGCGATCTCCGGCCCGATGCCCGGCAGCAGCTTGTCACCGGGCGACAGGGTGAAGGTGCCGTCCCGTTTCTGTTCCGGCAGCTCAGCATATGCAGCGGGGGCGACCCACTCAGGCCGCCCCCTGCCGCTGGGGAATACCGCCAGAAAGCTGTATCCATCTTTGCTGCCGGTCTTGTCCACTGTGCGCACCTTCTTCTGATCCAGGAACGCCCCGCGGAACACCGTCCGGGTGCAGGCGAACTTTTCGCCGGCGCCCAGCTGGTGGTAGATGGTCACAGTCTGGTTGCACAGGCTGTAATCCAGCGGCGGCCCCACTTTTGCCACTCGCAGCATCTTCATGCCCTCCTGTTGATGTCCAGATACAGCCCGGCGCAGCGGTACAGTTCGCGGCTTTGGGCGGCGGGAGAGGTGTCCGGCTGGGTCTGTGCCCGGCTGCAGGACACGCTGCCCACGCTCACGCTGGCGGCCAGCCCACCGCTTTGGGCTGTTGCGAAATAATAGATGGCGTCGGCCATCGCGCACAGGGCCATCTTTTCGCTGTTTTCGTCCCCCGCCACGGTGTAGATCCGCTTATACCGGCTCAGCACAGCGCCCGCATCCCGGATGCAGGCGGGAAACTCATCCTGCGGGATGCTGCTGCCGTTGTACATCGTGCGGTAGTAGGCATAATCCGGCATAGCAGTCCGCCTCCCTTATCCCGCCGCAGGCGGGGTGATGACGCCCTCCACCGTCTGGACGCTGTCATCGGTCAGGGTGAAGGTCAGCGTCAGCTTGTTGCTGCCGTCGATGCTGCCGGTGATGGATTTTACGCCTACGCCGGGCGTGCCCGGCTTTTCCTCCAGTGCATCGATGAGGGCCAGGATTCGTTCGAAATTCTCATCGATCTCGGCCTGGCTGCGGGAATCCAGCAGCCGCTTATTTACCTCAGCCATCCTGTTTCTCCCCCTTCCCGGGCCTCTTTGCAGGCTTTTCTACAGGCTTCTCATCGTCCGCAGCGGGTGGTGCCTCGACGGGCACAGTTTCCTGCGGGGCGTTTTCGGCAACCTTCGGGGGATCAGGCGGGGCGGGGATGGGCTGCGGCCTGGGCGGGATATAACCAATGGTACGCATTCTGTTCACCTCCCGTCAGCCGGCCGTCTTGTGGCTGGCGTAGATACCGGCCACCTTGTTCTTGTACACGTCGGCGATGCCCACGTTGCGATAGCCGTACTTCCAGGCATCCGCGTCGGGATTGCTTGCCGGCTCGATGATCTTGGGCGCCACGTGCTTTTCAAACTGGATCACAGCGCCCTTGTGGATCACCATGAAGTTGAGATCAGCGCCGCCGCTGGCCGCCTTGGCAAAGCCGCCCGCCTCCTGGCCTCCGGTCTTGCCGTCCTTCTGATCGATGGCGGTATAGAAGCGGGTCTGGGGGACCAGGACGACCGCCGCAAAGCGCGCCAGCACCTCGCGGCTCTTGGTGGTGTCCAGGTCGTCGATCATGCCCTTCAGGGTGGGGGTGATGAACAGATAGCGATCCTCCATAGGCACCTCGGCCTCGTCCAGCGTGTTGGTGGCCACGCGCAGCGCCTTGACGATCGTGGCGCCGTCGGCCAGATCCTCCTGCTTTTTGGCGATGCCGCTCTTGCCGCAGTAGCTGGCGAAGCGGAATGCATCCAGCTCGGGCACCACCTTGGTGCGGATGAACTCGCCGGCCAGGCGGCCAAAGGCAAGCCCGGCGGTCTCCTCGTTGTCCATCGTATCCACGCTGAACATGCGGCCGCGGTCGAAGTTGCACTTGACCGTCTCGTTGGTCATCGTGACGTTGCCCTGAACATAGCCGCTGTTGCGGTCGTAGTCGCCCAGAGCCTGCATATCCAGCATGGGGATGATGAGCTCGTTGGCGTTGGCGCCCTGCTGCGCCAGCTCGGACGCGCCGTCCAGCACGGCCGTCAGGGATGCGTTCTTGTACACCTCATCCAGCATAGGGATGTACTTTTTCGCCAGTTCGATGGTATTGGCCATTTTGTGTTACCTCTCTTTCGTCAGTTGGTGTCTTTGGCCGGCAGGCCGAAGGCGGCGCGAAGGGCCGCGTCGGAATCGCCCGCCGGCGGGTTGGTACCGGTGCCGCCCGCATAGGCTGCGTTGGCAGCCGGCTCGAACAGATAGCTGCTGTCTTTGGCCAGGGCGTCCAGCGCCGCAGCGATATCCTTGTCGGGCTCCTTGCTCTGGCGCAGCGCGTCCACGTCCAGCAGGGCCTTGATGGCCTTTGTGCTGCGGCCGCGGGCCTTGCCGATGGCCGCATCCAGCTGGGTGTCGAACCGCACGGCAGCCACCTGCGCGGCGGCGTCTTTTTCGGCCTGTTCGGCCTTCCGCTTCCAGTCGGCGGCCTCGCGGCGCACCGTCTCGATGTCCAGGGCTTCAAAGTCCTCGATCTTCCTGTTGGCGGCAGCCAGCTGGCCGCGTGCGGTCTTCAGCTCGGTGTTCTTGGCGTCAAAGTCCGCTTTGGCCACAAAGCCTTTGCCGATCTCGGCGCTGATCGCCTTGTCGATCTCCTCGGTGTAGCTTTCACCCAGGATACCTTTCAACCATTCCAGCATACTCTTCCTTTCTCCGCTGTCCTTTTTGTCGGGCCAGTCCCCGTATTGCGGCGCCCCATTTGTTGTCCCCCGGGCTGGGGGTAATGTACAGGTATAAAAATTGCCCGCCCCGGCCTCCTGCAGCCGTGGGTGGGCATATAAAAAGGCCCGCCGCCCGGGCGGGCGGTGAGCCTTGCGATTTGCAAGACTGTTGTTGAGTTTTGCAAAAGTGTTGTTAAGTTTTCAAAAGTTGTTGCAAAAGTTGATAAATCTGTTGATATAACCAGAGAAATTGTTGAGATGTTCGCAAAAGATGCAACTTTGCGAATAAGGCGACCCTGACGCGAGTTATTTTTCGCGAGAATCTTTGAACAGCTTACAGTATTCACCGAAAAGCCGCTTTTGTTCCGCACGTTCGGCGTCTATTTCCGGGGTGGAAATAATGCCTCGGCTGGGGATTTGATGAGTGCGACGATATTCTTGAACTAAATCATTCTCTCGTTTGACGCTTTCACGCATCGCATCGTCAAGTTGTTCTTTTGTATAGTTCATCTCAGCTTCTCCCGACTGTAAGCTTTTATCCCAAGCCTGCGACATGTTTCATCGATAATAATGTGTTTTACATTTTCTTCGTAATTATCCATTTCAATACCGCGAGAAACAAGTAAACTCCCTTTTTCATTCTCAACTTGTACTCGCATAGTTTCCCACTGCTCCCAAGTAATGCCATCTGGTCGTTCAAAGCGATAGCGGTACTTATAATCCACCGCTTCCATAACAGCCGATCCGTCTTCAAAGAAAGCGGGCAAATCTACATCTGTGCTGAAGGAAAATTGGGTGCTGTCCGGCGGGTGGGTGTGGATATTGTAACTCCCTTTCAGTTTATCACCCAAATAGGAGCAGTCAACCCCTTTGGGGTTGTTGTCGGTCATAAAATGCACTTCTCCTTGCGAAGTGATAACCAGCATGTTTTCCACTTCCGAAGAGGCATATTGTTTGCAAAAGGCACTGGTAAGTGCATCTACCGCATTACTGTCTTTGAGATCAATCGTGCCCAAAAATTTGCGTGTTGTTCCATTTCCACCGCTAATATCACCGCCTGAACCGCGCAGGATCTTGCTTTGCAATTTCTGCACGCTACGGCTTACACTTTTTTCTTCCAGCTGCCGCCACCTGCGCACCCTGCCGGCGCCCAAACCCATCCTGCTGCAGGCGCTGGGGGCGGGTCTTCAGGTTGGCAGCCTTGCAAAACCTGCTGTACTCCTGATTCAGCCGCGCCAGCTTGATGCGGTCGGCCAGCAGCTGGTCGGCGTCGCCGCTTTTTTCGCTCACCAGCACCCGGCGCTTCTGCCTCCGGATACCGCTTTCGATGCGGTTGCGCTGCTGGGTGGCTTCGTAGGCGGTATAGTGCCGTCCTTCGTATGTAATGCCCTCAGCGTTGGCCCGGCGAAATTCCTCCAACTCGGCCTCGGTGTACTGCGGGCTGTTCACGCCCAGAATGATGGGGGAAGGGTAGTGCCCGCAGTTCAGCGTGCCGATGCGTCGTTTCAGGGTCTCCTCGTTCAGCCGTGTGTATTCCGCATCACTGTACTGGCGGCCCTGGTACGGCTCATGATCTGGCGCGCTGGCTGCGTGGGCGCTGATCTCCCAGCCATCGCAGCCCAAAGCGTCGTGGTTGGCCTGGGTGATCTGCTCCACCAGCAGCCCCATCCCGCCCATCATGTTGCGCCGCACGGCCGCGCCCAGCTCGGTGGACACGCCGCTGGCGTAGTCGATGGCCACCACCCCCCGGCTGGCCAGCTTGCGTGTGGCCTGCCGGATGGCGGTTTCGTAGTCGGCGGCGCCGGTGAAGATCTGTTCAAAAGCAAAATCCATCGCCTGCCGGTAGGCATCCTGCAGCGGCAGCGGCCGGCCGGTGATGCAGTCCACCATGCCCATTGTCTGGGTGAGGTTTTCAAAATCCTTGGTGGCGAGCTGGATGGCGGCTTTCACCATCTGCTCCAGGCTCTCTTGCTGGGCCTCGGTGGCCCACACGCCCACCCGGGCAAAGTCGTCCTCGCTGGAAAACTTGGCCGCCTGTTCAAACAACTGCTCAAGCTCTTTTTCGGAAATGCCCAGCTGCTTTTTCAAAAATTTTTCCAGCTGTTCCCGGCTGGCTCCCAGCGCCTGAGCGCGGTAGGCCTCATAAGCGGCCGTGCTGGTCATCTTGCCTGCCTCGGCCACCCGCTCAGCTATGTCGGCCAGCAGCCAGTCGATGATGGGCTGAGCAATATCCTCCATGCGGGCGCGCAGCCCGTCGATCTGTTCCGGCGTCAGCGCCACCGCCCGCCACCTCCTCGGTTATTCCAGCAGCGCGTCGGCCGCCGGCATGTACTTCTGGCGTATCTGCTCCAGGTCGGCCTCGCTTTCCCAGGGCAGGTCGTACTTCCAGGCCAGGGCGATCTCGGGCCGCAGCATACCGGCGCTCACCAGCTGCATGGTCTCGGCCCATGCCTTGTCCTTGTCGTACAGCACGCCGTTGCCCCACTCTACGGCCGCATCGGTTTCGCCGTCCAGCGCCTGTGCGCCGGGCAGGCGGTATAGGGTTCCCAGCTGCCCGCACAGCACCAGCGTCCGGCGCAGCGCCGTCTCCCACATCTGCTGCAGGTCCTGGATGGTGAGGGCATAGTCGCCCTGGCTGCTGGTGACCTCGGTGGCGGTGCGCTGGGCGGCCTCCACTTCGCCCAACAGGCCCCGCTTCAGGCCGATCAGGCTTTCCAGGTTGCGCAGATACTCCCGCTTGCGCTCCAGGAAGCTCTGCTGGCGCAGGGCGGGGGAAAAGACGGTCAGGCCGGTGGTCTCGGGGTCATCGTCCAGTCCCACGAACAGGCCAGGCGGCAGCTCGGCTCTGCTGCTGCCCGGGCGGCGGCGCAGCAGATCGGCCGAGGCGAACACCCGGCTCTGCCCGTTGTCGAACTCGCGGGCCAGCTGCCGCTCGTTGCGGTTGATGCTGTGGATTAGCCCCGCCGCCGCGGCGTAGACGCTCACCGGCTCGCTGCTGCCGTCCACACAGTTCTCCAGGCTCATCCGCAGCGGCACAAGGCCCAGCCCGCTCACCCCCGGCAGCATCAGCTGCGGCTTCAGGCCAGCGTATTTCTCCAGCGTTCCCAGCCCCACCGGGCTGCCAAGATCATCGGCATTGTGGGACGAAAACAGCCGGTTCTCGATGCGCATCCCTTCGGCGGTTTGGGTGCGGCGCTCAAGCAGGGTGTACCAGCGGCCGCTTTGGCGCGTCACCTCGACGGACACAAGGTCGCTCGCTTCCCCCTGTGCGTCCCGCCCCAGTACCGCTACTGCGTCCCGTCGCATGACGGCAAAGGAAAACCCGTCCGGCCCGGGCAGCGGTTTCAGCCAGCTCTCGCCGCCGATCAGCGCCAGCTGCATCGCCTTGCGGCGTACCGCTTCCAGCCCATCCAGCACCGCCTGGGCAAAATCTTTCTGGGCGCTGGCCGCATATTCGCCAAAGCAGGCGCGGCCCAGCCGCCCCACGATCGCCACCGGCAGCCGCTGGCAGGGGTCTTCCTCCTCGGTCGCCGCATCGTCGAAATACAGCCGGAACCAGTCCCTTATCGCAGCTTTCATGGCAGGGCTGGTGCAGTCCTTTGCATCGGGGAACGCACGCTGCACTCTATCCAGCACACTCATACGCTCTCACTCCCTCCGCCCGTCTGCACGATCACGCGCCGCTGGGCGCGCAGGCCCACCTCCAGCCCGTCCAGGTAAGCGTTCAGCCGGGCGTTCTCCGCTTTCAGCTCCTTCACCCGCGCCTCCAGGCGGCGGTTCTCGGCTTCCAGCTGTTCGGCCGCCCAGTCGGGCAGCCAGCGGCTGAGCCATTTGTTCAGTCTGTTCATTCGTCCTCCTTTACGCGCCGCGGCGTTTCCAGATGCGGTTGGTAGCGTACCGCACTGCATCGATGTGGTGGTTGTTGATGTCCGGGTAGCCCTCCAGCACCTCGCCCGTCTTTTTATCGCGCTCGTATTCGTACTCGGAAAATTCCCGCGCCGTGTCCGGGCAGGCTTCCGGATCGATCCAGATGCAGGCGAGGCTTTGCAGCCACTTCATGCCGGCCCGCACGCTGCCCGGGCCTTTTTCGGCCGCCCGGCAGGGCAGGCCCAGCGCGCGGTAGTCGCCGCAGCTCTTCTCCTCTGCGGAATCGGCCGTGAGATATTCCTCCCGATCGGGATCCGAGCAAACGCCTTTTTCTCGCAGCAGCGCTGCTGTGTCGGCGTTGGAAGTACGCAGGCGGGTGGCCTCGTCGTAGATGTACAGCGTGCGCCGGGCGGCATCGTAGCTGCATCCGTTGTAGGCCCACGGATCTGGATACCAGCCCCAGTCCACGCCGTGGAGCAGCCGCTCGAAGCTCCGCTTTGCCGCGTCCGGGATGGGTTCCAGCCGCAGATTCTCGAACACCTGCGTGCCGCTGCCCACAACCTCGCCCAGGTATTCGTGGCGGTAGGCGGTGGGGTTGGTATCCCGCAGATGCTCGGCATCGGCCA